AGGGTGGTGATGATGGTTTAAATAATCTACGTAGAGAAAGTATGTTCATTAACATATTAGAGGGATTACACCCATTAGAGGCAGAGATAGTTATCCTTTGTAAGGATAAAAAGTTAGGTGAGGTTTATAAAATTACAAAGGAGATTGTTGCAGAAGCATATCCAGATATAAAATGGGGAGGTAGATCATGAGTAGTGTATGGACATCAAGTGAGAAGGATGAATTAAAGGAAAAATATGGATGTGAAATATTGATTGAATGTGGAACAATAGATCAAGTTAAATCAAATAAGTATCCATCTGATGCATACATTGTAAAGTATGAAGTAGATGATAAACATTGTTACGATTTAACAAGAGGAACTAAGGTTGACTTATTTGATATGTATTATGATAAATTTAAAAAAGCATTAAAATCAATTGAGTATGGTATGGGAAATATTAAACCACAATTATGGAATTATAATAAACCAAAAGAGAAGAAAAAGAGAAGATAATATAAAATTGTAACAGAAATTACAAAACTTCTTGACTATATAGTGTGGGTATGCTAACATACCTTTACGTTCATCCAAATGATAGAACTCACACTACTCGCAACTCTTCTGTCTGAACATAATAGTTTCCACTGGGAGATGTCATGTGCAGATTGGAACCGCAACAGAATTGAGATACTCAGTGATGGGGATCTAAACTCTGACGCACACGAGTATCTAATAGATTACCTTCGTACGAAAGTTGAAGGTGAATGTGATGCTTTTATTATTGGACGCAAGTAAGCCGACACGGAACGGGTTCGTTCATCCCTTCGGGGACGCAAATGCCGACTGAAGGAACGGATTTAAAACATCCAACTACTTTAGGAGAAAACCGATGGCACAAGTCACATACAGAGGTATCAAGTACGATACTGACAGAAACAAAGCAAAGCAGACTAACAAGGTCGATCTAACTTACCGTGGTGTAAGAACAGAAAAAGAACTTACAAGTCTTAAGTGATTGAAATATTAGAGATATGTATAGCATCTGCTATCTTTCTCACAATCATAACTGCTGAAGTACAGTTTCTGTATGGAAAATAAAACGAAGGGGTTGATCCCCTTCTTTTTTATGCTATTATATGAAAAAAACTATGTGGAGTCCCGTTTGGATTTGGGAATCTGAAATTCCAAGTAATATATGTGATCAAATAATTGATTGTAGTAGTAAAATTGAATATGAAAAAGGATTAACACAATACAGTTACGATGGTAGGAAAGTTGATATAAAGTTTTTGTATGAAGAATTCAATTGGATTAATGCCTTGATTTGTGGATATGGTTTGTTTGCTAACTGTAGAAATTTTAATTATGAATTATCAAAGTGTGATGTGGAGGGAGTGCAATTGTCCAAATATGGAGTAGGGCAATTTTACAATAAACATATAGATTTCAATGGCAATCAAGAAACAAAATCTCATACAAGAAAATTAAGTATGAGTGTTCAATTATCAGATAAAAACACTTATGATGGTGGAGATTTGATTCTATATTATAATGGAGAAGTATTTCATACTCCCAGATCAAAAGGTACAGTTATAGTATTTGATAGTAGAACTACACATGAAGTTACACCTGTTACTAGGGGTGAGAGACATTCCTTAGTAAAATGGATACATGGTGATAAACCTCTTGCATAATGTTCTTTTTATGCTATAATAAATAAAATGAAAATCTCATGAATAAAAATAACCTCAAAACACTCATAATCGATTTAGAACGTGCCGTGTCTGAGTTGAAGGCTGAAGTTTATTCTGATGAAAGTTCTTATCTTTCATATGAAAATTATGAAAAACTTAAAAATGAAAATGATCCATCACTTGATTATAGTCAAATTTTTGAGGATGATGAATGAGATCTAAAAAGGTGTTAGATGCATTAAAAAAAGCATTACAGCAAGATTATCTGTATGATGCAGATGAACTTAAATTTATGAGAGAACAATTATTAATTCTACAAGAAGAAGTGAATAATAAAAAACAAAAATCAAAAGGGTTTGGTTAATGACCATCAATCTAATAAGCATCACACCTGATGCAGAAAAAACAATGGCACATATTGCCAGAGTTTCTAATCCAGACAATCAGGATAATCCAAACTATGCAGGATTGTTGAAGTATTGTATTAAACATAACCATTGGTCTGTGTTTGAGCAATCATCAATGACACTTGAGATTGAAACGACTCGTGCAATCGCAGCACAAATTCTTAGGCATCGTAGTTTTACGTTTCAAGAATTTTCTCAACGATACGCAAAGAGTAATCAGTTAGGTGAGATTGAATTACCAGAACTACGTAGACAAGATACAAAGAATCGTCAGAATAGTATAGATGATTTAGATGCGAAGGTTGTTGATAAACTGAATCGTCAGATGATTACTCTATTCAGTTCTGCTCAGAGTCTTTACAATCAAATGATTGAAGAGGGAGTTGCCAAGGAATGTGCTCGTATGGTCTTACCACTCTGCACCCCTACAAAGATCTATATGACAGGTTCTTGTCGTTCTTGGATTCATTATATTAATTTAAGATCAGCACACGGAACACAAAAAGAACACATGGTTATCGCAGAGGGATGTCGAAAGGTGTTTACCGAACAGTTCCCCTCTGTGTCCGAAGCTCTTGATTGGGTCTAAATAACTTTACAATACTTAATAATTATGGCTACATACCCCGTTGTTAATTCAAAAACTGGAGAACAAAAAGAAGTTGTGATGAGTATTCATGACTGGGATCAATGGAAAATTGATAATCCAGAATGGGATAGAGATTACTCAGATCCATCGACAGTTCCTGGTGTAGGTGAGGTTGGAGAGTGGAGAGATAAATTGAACAATAAACATCCTGGTTGGAAACAAATTTTGGACAAATCTGAAAAATCTGGAGGTATTCAGGGAAGGTTGGCTAGAAGAGGTATTACTTAAATGGCAAGAAGAAAAAGAGGATCTAATTCAGAACAACCAATCGGAGTTGGTTTAACTGCAAAACAAATGAAGAGGAAAAAACCTCTGAATCAGGGTTACTTAATTGACATTGAACCATTATCAGATAATCAAAAAAGATTATTTGACTCATATGAACAAAATAAAAATATTGTGGCATATGGATGTGCTGGAACAGGAAAAACATTTATAACTTTATTCAAAGCACTATCTGATGTTTTGAATGAAAATACTCCATATGAAAAAATTTATTTGGTACGTTCACTTGTATCTACAAGGGAGATAGGATTTTTACCTGGTGATCATGAGGATAAAGCAGACATCTATCAGATACCATATAAGAACATGGTCAAGTACATGTTTCAGATGCCTTCTGATGCTGACTTTGAAATGCTTTATGGTAATCTCAAAGCACAAGAGACTATCAAGTTTTGGAGCACATCTTTTATTCGTGGAACAACATTAGATAATGCAATCATTATTGTTGATGAGTTTCAAAATCTTAATTTTCATGAACTTGATAGTATTATCACCCGTGTTGGTGAAAATACAAAAATACATTTTTGTGGTGATGCAAGTCAAACTGACTTGGTAAAAACAAATGATAAGAATGGTATCGTTGACTTCATGAACGTCTTGCGTAAAATGCCATCTTTTGATATAATAGAATTTGATATTGATGATATAGTTCGTTCAGGACTTGTTAAAGAATATCTTTTGTCTAAGTTAGAAGTAGATTTTAATGTTTGAACATATTGATTTGAATCTAAAACCTCTTGAAAGAGAGACGATAGATGGTGTGAGGTATTATAAAATACCTAATGAAGATGAACTCATCAAATTAGTTTCGATTACATCAATTACTAGTCATTTCAATAAACAAATATTTCTTGATTGGAGGAAGAGAGTTGGAAATGAGGAGGCAGATCGTGTTACAAAAGCTGCTACGACTCGTGGAACTGATATGCATACACTTACAGAGCACTATCTTAAAAATGATAAGTTACCAAAAGTTCCACCTATATCTGATTTTCTTTTCAAAATATCAAAACCAAAATTAAAAAATATAGG